ATATATAGCAGCAGGATTTATACCGTCAGTAAGACAGAGTTTTCTTACTTGCCAATTAAACTTAGTAAACCGTACTTTTTTAACACCTGTCATTGTGACAGTGCCTGGGGTTGTAACAGCTACCCAAGCACTTGTACCAGAGTTCCAACGATAGAAGTAGTTAGTACCAGCCGAAGGTGCTCTACATGCAAAGATACTGTTATTAACACCCTCAAATACACATACGCCTAATACTTTGCCTGTGCCAGTAACTGTACCGTAATTATTAGCAAAGCCACTAATGCGCCTATAACCACCAGCAATAGAAGGTTCATAATTTATTAATTGTGTAGCAGATCCTGGATAGAGTACAGGTTGAGCTAAAACATCCCTGTTGGTGTTTAAGCCACCTTCACAGTTGACCTTAAAGCCATTAATTCTATCTGCCATTAAAATGTCCGAGGAGAATAAGCTGTCTTCGATATAAAGGTAGAAGTCACAAACAAAGGCTCATCTTGCAATAACCTACGCATAGTCCTAATACCCTGTTGGAACTTATTCTGAAAGATATTGGCAGCTTGCTCGTTAGATCTAAACATCATTAAGTACATCTGTGCACCATCGATAATGACATCTTTAAATCTATCAGGGATAATGCAAACATCTGTAGCATCAGTAAGCTCAGATGGAAACTTCCAATACTTGTACTCAATCTCATATGCTTGATCAGGTATGGGTGTCACACCAAACTTAAGATCTTGTGTCTGATAAACAAAGTAAGGTGTAGTCCTACCACCCTCACCAGAAGTATCCTCTTCAGGTCTGTATCTTGAGAGATACAAGTTATAAGTTATAGGTTCTAACTTAAATGGTAAGTTGTCTGTAGCTGTTAACTTCTTAAGATAAAAGCTATCCCAATCTACATTCGATGCATCTGCAGGTAAACTGTAAACACCTGTACCGATAGTACATGTTTGTATCTCAGTCTCTAGCGTAAAAGGCCATTCTTGAGCGTCATGCAATATCTCACGAATAGCGATATTAACTGCATCTTTTGCCAAGGCTTGAATGTTTCCTGCAGTAGGAAACTCTGTCTCATCCATAGTTACTTCGTTAATACGGCGAAGTAATTCATTTGATAATGATATGTATGTAGCCATGGTTTAGATATTAAAAGGGGGCAATGCCCGAAGACACTGCCCCTGTCAGACTAGCTATTAAGCCAATTGATCACGATCTACATCAACGGGACCAACACGATCTGCAACGCTGCATACAACTGCCCACACACGGATACGTCCAGCAGAGATAGCCGTAGTAGAAGTTGCAATCAGAACGTCAAGCGTGTCTGCTGATGCAAGAATGATAGGCTGGAATGCAGCAGCCTGCTGTGCATACGTACCAACTGCAGTAGCACCAGCTAGCGTAGCACCATCAATGAAGTTGTCAGCATCAATGCCAGTAACACCGACATCGACAGTAACATCACCAGTGATAGCTGCAAGAACTTCATAACCAGCAGCAAGAATTACAGACTCTGCAGGGATGTCTAGAACTTCTAGAACATCAGTAGCTGCAAGAGCACTGCCTTTGGTGGTTGTAGCCGTAGCAAAGTTAAGCTCGTTTTCAATCACATAAGGCATATTACGAACGGAACGTGCAGGATGCGTACCTGCTTGGATTCCTGGGGATACGTCAACGGTAGCCATTTATATTTCCTCCAATTAAGCTGCGTTATATTTAGCAGTAACGATTGCTTCTGGACGGAGAATCTTGCGACCGTACAGATGCATACCACGAACAATGTCAGCAAAACTGTCAGGATCACGATAGCTTTCAGTCTTGGTGATTTGCTGTGCAGTAGCAACAGCAGCTTCATGACCAGCTACAATAACACCGTAGTTGCTGTTCTGGTTAGCAGTACCCGTGGTGCCAGGACCAGTACCAATCTTGGGAAGGTTGTTAGAAACATAAACACGGAAGCCGTGGAGGTTGTTAATAACAAGACCATTCTGAAGACCAGAACCACCGAAGTCACTGTTAAGCAAACGGCTATCTTCGTCTTTAAGGATTTCAATAAAGACAGGATCGACAACCAACCAACGACCAGACGTATCAACAAACTGCTGATCCATCAAGCGTGACATACGTGCAATAACCATCAAAGGCGATGCAGTGGCAGTGGGAAGCGAAGATGCGCCAGGAAGACGGGCAGCGAGAGGAATGGAATGATCACCTGCAGATGCAGTAGTGATGTTACCAAAGTCACCCTTCTTAAGCTTCATCGAAGAAAGCAGTTCATCCGAACCTGCAGTAGAGACTGCCTTAGTGCCGGGAGCAGTAGTACGTGCAGTATCAGCGTTAACATGCTTTGCAGACTGATAGAAGCCAGAGAGATAGCCAAGAACGTCTTGGTCATACTGGTCACGCAAGCGGTAAGCTGCACGATCAGATGCCATTGCCATGAAGTTTACGTGGCTGTGAGCTGCTTCGATGTCATCAATCTTAAATGCAAAGTAGTTTGCTTGATCAACGACAAGGGTGAAGTCTTCGTCATCAAGATCTTGTGCCGTGATTTGAGTGCCACGAGCATAAGACTGAACAGAAACTTCAGGTTCTTTGATGATCTTAACCGAGTCACCCATGTTAGCGATCTCACCAAAGTAGTCGCTGTTAGTGATGTCTTCTACGGTTGAAGATTTACGGAATGCAAGCTGTACTTGCTTGCTATAGATTACGGGACTAAAATTCCCATTTGGCAGATTATTATAACCTGCTGCCTTTGGAAATGCCATGATATAACCTCCTACGGTATGTTAGGCATATATTTATATACGCTCAACACATCACAGCAGAGGCTGAGTAGGTTAGGTGCGTTAAGTTAGGGCTGCGCTTCCCTTGCTTAATCGGGCTAACTCACCTTCAGGTAAGTCTGTCAGTATTGTTGTTGCGTTACATTGACTAATATCTACTGTCGTACTTGGTTAGGACTTACGTCGGCAAATACATTGACAGTAAATATTAGTTCACTCTACATTGTTATATGTAGCTATTATAAATTTGTCAAGTTATCGTGCGTGAAGTACTTACTAACGTGCGTGACCTGTCTTGTCATACACAAACTTACCTGCACGGATAGCTGCAATAATAGCTTCTTGGTTCTTCTCATACTCACGGGAAGACATCTTCTCTACCTGTGATTCATAGAACAATCCATCTTCCGATTCAAACTCGACACGAGCTTTATTAGTAGCCCTGACAGTACGTGCTGCAGCGATTGAATCATCTTTATCTGACTGTCTGCTTCGTTTAGCAGTAATACCCTTGTCAGCTTTGTATAAGTCGATTGCTCTAGCTGCTGATACCGCATCACTCTCATTGTCGTACAACGCACTCTGCACCCAACGAGGCTGCTTTTCAACCCATTCATGGAACTCATCCTGATCACGAATCTTGGCAAAGTCGGGATGCAGACGCATTAGCTCTGCTTCAGCTTTCTCTTTAGCAGTCTCTTCTGCCATTGCATTAATCTTTTGTAGCCGTGTTTCTAATTCTTGTGATTGTTCACGTGCTTTCTTAATAGCAATTGTTTCTACAATCCTGGCTACATCTGGGTATTCATTGGCCCATGCTTCTAGCTCTTCTTCAGTCTTAGGAAGGTTAATACCTTGCTTTGCTGTAGTTTCTAGCTGAGCTTTTAAATCATCAATCTGCTTTTGCAATTCAACTTGTTGCTTTTGTGAATGCCTACGCAAATCTCCATATCGCTTTTTAAAACTACGTTCTTCTGCATTATCTGGTTCAGGTTCATTGTCTGGAGTATTATCTTGTGGACTATTCTCCATCAACTGTTTCAGCTCTTCCTCTTCTTCTTTAATACGTTCGTGATTTGCTGAGCGTTTAATAAAACCTGCTACTTTTACTTGTTGCACTTCTTGCTGTTGATCGGACATATATACCTCTTAAAGTGGGGGCTGTCTCATCAGGTGGCCCATGATGAAGGGTTATTGTTTTTGAAAGCTACACCCTTCTATAGCTAACTATCTATTATATCATCCTCCACCGGGGACAGTCAATGCCCGTGTCATTACTGTTGGTGCATAATATTTAATTGCAGTATTAATATCTAAACCTTTTAATGAAGCGTTTAATGCGACATTAGTTAGCATCTTTGTAGCCACGCCAATACGTTGTAGATTTTGTTTATCCATTGTCCCAGATAAAGTCTTCATAGCATTTGTAGCTGCTATTTCAGATACGCCAGACGTTATTAAAGACTGTCCAAAGTTTTTAATGATGTCAGAAAAATCTCCACCCTGTATAGCCGTATTTATACCACTCGATATTGAACTAGAAAAAGTAGAAGCTATTTGCTTAGCAGATAAATTAGTAGCCTGAGATAATGAATTGATAGTTTCAGGTCCAAGTACTGCATTGGTAATGTCCATTGCATTAGCACCAATACCACCAGACACAGCACCAGTAATCATTGCTTTTCCTACATTACCACCAGTAGCTGCAGCAGTAATACCATTAACCGTAGCACCTATAACTGCACTACCTAACGTAGCTGCACCTACTGCTCCTGCACCTAATATTGCTTCTCCAATAGCTACAGATGCACCACCTGTAAATGGAGCAAGGGCAAAGGAAGCAAACATAGCAACGGGTGCTGCTACATCTGCGTCAGGGTGTGCGCCTTTGTAAAAACTTGCTTTGCCTACAGGTACTAACTTATCTTCTACTACTTGATAAGCTTGTGCCATTCTTTCTCTCTTAGCACCACCCGTCTTACCACCTACTTGAAATAGCACATTGCCAGATTTGATATCTTCAAGGGACACTTCAGTTATGGGTACTTCTTTCGGATTACCAGAAGCATCACGTTTATACGTCTTAACAAATGTTGATTCATGGTCAAATATAGATTTACCGTCTGGTGCACGAGGGAATGCATCCGCTATGTAATCCCCTGCATTTTTATTACGAGTAAATTCAACACCCTCATTATCTAATTCTTTTACAGTTCCAAACTCTGTTAAGTTAGCAAAAGGATTTGTGTATACCTGTCCTTGTCCCCATGCTCTGCCTTTAGTTTGATTTTCGGCAGTAAACTGCTTTGCATTATTTTCAGCAAGGTCTATTAAATATTTTTCTTTGGTTATGTCTGTGTCTAAACCTTTATACGCATCCGGTATTGGTTGTGTAGCCTTTGTTAAATCTGTAGTTGTAGCAGTAGTGCTTGAAGCTGCTTTAGACTCTCTTCCTATGTTTAAAGATGAAGTGACTGTTTGCTGTGCTTCTTCTGGTTTACGAAATACACCACCAAAGCTTTGAACTTTAGTACTCTTTTGGAACCCTTCAGGTATTGCAGCCTGTGTTTGACCACCAAACGTAGGCATAAAGATATCTTTCTCTCCTTCTTTACTATAACGCTCTACAGAAAAAGGGGCACCAAAAGGATTGGGTTGAGGGGTAACAGCACCACCTACGGCTAATTTAAGCTGTTCCCCTTTAGGCTTTTTTACTTCTTCATCCTCGCCTTCACTTTCGCTTTCAATTTCATCCAGGATGTCATCAAGCTCTGTTTCAAATTCTCCAGTATCTTCTTCAGTTGCCTCATCTGCATTCCCCATTTGTCCCATAGATTCCATCTTAGCTAAACCTTCTTTAGCTGCCTGACGTAGCTCCATGAGCTTTTGTAATCCAATGAAGCGCACTACATCAGCAGGAAATACAAACTCTCCTTCACTGAGTTGTGCAGGGATATCATCCCTTACTTCTTTCTTTAATGATCCTGTAGGTACTTCATTACCACTTTCTTTATCTACAGTACCACCTTCTTGAAGAAGCCCTCCATCTTCAAACAGCCTCTTCATTTGTCGTTTAGCTTTACTCTTGGGCATTGATTTCATCTCTTAGCCTTTTCATCTTCATAAGAGCATCCAATGCTCCTTGTGCCTTATACAGATCTACAGGATCTTTAGACTGCTCTAGAATCTTGTAATAGCTTCTTGCTTTAATTTCTAATATGCCTGTAAATGCTTCCCACACAATGTGGGTATTAAATACACTCTTAAGCCTATTGAGGTGCTGGTGTTGGTGCTGCTGCTGGTCTTGGTTGTTGGACATTACCTGTAAATCCTTGTTCTCCAGGGACAGGTGCTTGTCCTATCCCAATATTGCCACCCCCTGTACCCGCTGTATCTGCTACACCAGGAACTCCTCCGGGTGCTGCAGCAGGTTGTTGTGGCTGTTGTGCTGCCATTAATGCAGCCTGTAATGCTGCTTCTTCCATATTGTTAGTTACTTTGTCTGGATCAAGATCCATAGACTTAGCAATCTCACGAATGATGTACTGGAACTTGGTGAAAGGCATTAATGCAGGTGAACTACCAATCTGTAAGAACTGCATCAAGCGTTGGCTACGTACTTCATTAGCCATTAAACTTTCAGTACCACGTGCTTTAACTTCTAGATCACCACGAATCTCTGGGTCAAAGTCAAACTGCATATTGAAGTTAAAAAATGCTTCACCTAATGGACGAAGCAAATAATCATCCACATTCTTTATAACAGTTTTAATTGTGCCAGATGCTGCATTCATAAGCATACTGATACCACTTGCAGTACGTCCTACACCTGCCACGCCCGTCTGACCGTGAGAGAATGAAGGAATACCTGTAGCTTCATCTGCAAGCACACGTGCCTTATCAAACATCTGCATGTTCTCATTAGACACGTTAGGGAACTTGGTACCAAAGATAGCTTGTCCCGGTGCTCCCCCCTGTCTGCGAAATACTTTACCTGGGTATATTTGTAAGTCTTGTCCCGGTACTAAGTTAGTCTCATCAACTTCAAAGACTAAGTTACCTGATAATACACCATTATCGACTGCCATACGCATAAAGCCATTCATAAGCATTTGCGTATCTTCCATATTCTCTGCTACACCAATGCCAAACATAGAATAGGGATTGAGTTCATAAGGAGATACATGATATGGAATCTTGGCAGGTTTAAATGGATTAAGAACCATACGAATGATTCTACCGTTAGCTATCCATATATTGGCCTGTAGTTCTTCTACACCATCAAACTCACGTGGGATCTTGACACCATTCTCTTTGAGTAATTCGCTCTCAATAGCTCCCCAAAACTCCAATACTTCAAAGCGAGCAACACCAGTATCGGTGCGATAATCCCGTAGATCATCTTCCCAGTATTTTTTAACATACGTTTCACCACGTTCAATAACCTGTTCAATAACTTGTTTACGGAAGAATGGACGCTTTTTAAGTTCACGTAACTGTGATCGGCTAAGCTTGTGCCTTTCAACACAATAGCTTGCATCTTCCATACTAGTTGCATCAGGATCTGGGTAGAAGTTCCATACACTTACATGTGAAGTATCGGGTCTTGTTTTAATAACTGGACTATACGTACCATCTTCTTTCCAGTTAGGGTACTCTTTATCAAAAGCAAATGGGCCTTTCATAATGCCCGTACCAAACAAAGACATTTCAAATGCAGTATGTCTTAGTTGTTTAGTAGCCTTGCTTTCATCTAGTTGATCCTTGATTTTCTTTTCCATCTTCTTAGCTGCTACCATAGCAGGACTAAAGGTGATGGCAGTTGGAGTTTGACCTACGCCTTCTTTTAAATTAGAAACACCTTGAAGCTTACTCTTTAGTGATCCTAGCTTATTCATTAAGCTATTAAACGTAGAACCAGGCTCTAGTGGTTTATTATCGCCAGCAAACCCGTAAGGAGATGCCATAGGTTCTGGTAAAGGCTTATTCTTTACATCTTTAGGGTCAAAGTGCACATCGGCTACAACACCCTCTGGAAGTACTGTAGGCTCTACACTGAGAGGGAAGGTATTGTTAGAGAAAAGAACCTCAATGATTTGTCCGTAAGCTGCTAGAACCTTAGTCTTAGTAACTTTAATGAAGACCCGACTCTTTTCTGCTTGGGTAAACTGTACTTCTGGACCGTAAATACCACGATAGTTTCTGTATGCCTTCAACCAACGCTCTTCGTCAATGCGCCTAGCGTCTTCTGCATCTTTAAACTTGCGATTGACAATATTAATAACAGGGGCAGCTACTGAATCCTCAAGCTGTTCAGATTGTGTATCATCTAAACTTAGCTGTCTGTCTGTAGTAAAGTCATCTGCTTGATTTTGTTCCATTGTCAGTATCCAAAAGTTTTACATGCTGCAGGCATACCACTAGACCTTGAATTAGTTGGGTCATAATCCCAAATAGAAAAGCGAGGTCTACTCATTACCCCATATCGTAGTGCGTCATACAAGTGATCTTCAGCTTTTGTATTGATATCTTCAGGGTTAGCTTTATCTAACGGTAAGATAGGAAGTTGAGATATGAGATTAGTACAGTTGTCCATGATTACTAACCGTGGTTCACCTGTAAAATCGTCCATCTGCAGCCTTCTATGGATCTCATTCTTACCTGCTACCCTTGAACCTGCACTACGATCTGCTGGCCTCCATCTACAACCCTCACCGATCATTTGCTCAGCCAATGAAGGACCAGTATCACCCCTACGATGCCAACAGGAAGAATCAAGAACACCGTAACGGATCTGTCCATCTGCTTGTTCACGTTCTAATACCATGTTGGCTAGGTCTTTAGCGAGTACTTTACTTACATAGAGTTCACGATATACGATTAATTGTTCAGATGGAGATACTGCAAACCACAATACAGCAGAGTATGACCCATATCCATAGTCACAAGCCCTGAATCTAACCCAATTACTGGGTATTTTCTCTTGCTTAATGACATGTATACGCCTGTTAAACTCTGGAAATGCAGCACCTTCAGCTACATCCCAGTTACCTTCCAGCAATTGCTTACGTTGATGTTCAGGAAGCGACAAAAGCATGGTTTCATAGTCACCGCCTTCAGCAAGATAGGGGTTATCTGAGAGCATGGCAGGTATAAACCTACGCTTAAACAGTGGTTGACCTTCTTTACTGTGACCTTTTGGGTACGAAAGCGTGTCACCCGTGTCTATATCGGTAGCCCAGAATGCCCTACCAGCAGGACTAGGGTCAATAAACATCTTTTTAACCCATGCATGACCAGGACCACCTGGGTTTGTAGTAGCTCTCATGTAGGTAGGTAGGTCTGGTGCGGTACTCCGCAAGCGAGAACGCATGTAATTCCATGCAAATGGAGTTGACCACTGCGTCAATTCATCAAAACCTACCCAACTAAACGAGAGTCCCTGATACCTCAGTACATCCTCATCACGATCCAAGTAGGAAAACCATAGTCTTGCTCCACTTGGTGCCTGCCACTGCATCTTTCTCTCGGACCATTTGATCCCAGGATAGATTCTTGGGTACAATTCCTGACTTTTCCAAATCAGTTCCCGTAATTCTTCTGTTGTATGTCGTAATAGTAGCCCACTAAACTGTGGATGTCCCATATATCGCATGGGATCTGCCAACATTGCATACGATTTACCTCCACCTGCAGCCCCACCATACAGTACTTCACGTTCACTTGCAGCTAAAAAGAAAGACTGTGGGCCTAGGTTAGGCTTAAATACTACATTATTATCCTGCTGTACTTTCTGTATGAGTACTTCTTGCCTCTGCATCTCCTGCGTCTCGGTATTCTGGATCGAGATGTCTGGCACTTTCAACGATCTTTTTGGCTTGGTTGTAGATTTTTGTACCTTTTTTATCTTCGTACTTTTCCGCAAGCTCAAGGGCTTCTTTGTACCTTCTGGCCCAAGACCTAAGTAAGCTAATTTTGGCTCTTCTTTGTCGCTCATTCTTTACACGATGTAATAAACCGACATGACTTATATACCTTCCAGTGACTTTTGTTAGCCATGCAGCTACATTACGAGATGGGTATTGCTTTAAATACTTCTTAGCTTTCTCTAATGCTTCTAATTCATGGGGTATGGGTATTAGTAACAGCTTAGACTCT